ATGCCTGCCCCCGTCGTCCTGATCCTTGCGGCCGGGCGTGGAGAGCGCTTTCTCGCCTCCGGGGGAAATACCCATAAGTGTATCGGCTGGCGTCAGTCCCCGGAGGTTGCGCCTTATCGCTGGCCATTTGAAGAAAACGGGAGAACTTTCGACCTTGCGATTGAACCGCAGATTACGACTAATGATCTGCGTCTGATGTTGAGGCTGGCTCTTGCCGGCGGAGGAATAACAATTGCCACTCAGGAAACTTTCAGGCCATATATTGAAAGCGGTAAGCTTGTATCGCTGCTTGATGACTTTCTTCCACAATTTCCGGGCTTCTATCTGTATTTCCCACAGCGTCGCAATATTGCACCAAAGCTCCGCGCCCTGATTGACTACGTCAAAGAATGGCGGCAGCAATTGGCTTAAATGTCTGCACCTGCACTGCCTGATGTCAGAACAGTATTTTGATGAATTGCCAAGGTTACAATGGCACAAATACGGCACAGGAGGAAACGTGGTGTATTTAAATATGGGGTAACTCTTTGATTTTAATGGTGCGATAATAGGAGCAAATCATAAAAACCAACCAATTGATTTATATGAATAAAAAAATTAAAACATTATTAGGTACCCCCAAAAGTACCCCCAGATTTTCTTGTTGCCATCTAAATTGTTTAAAAAACATTCTATTGATGTTGATACCACAATTTAAGAACTGCCTTGAAGCATATCAAGTTAGCTAGACGTCAAAATGGCACTCTGGGAATTTGTGTTTTAGGCCCAACCTTAGTGATGTTTGCCGTACAGCTCCCTTTATGGTCATCCTATGGTAAAGTTAAGCTCCCTTCGAAAGGAGACCCCCAAATGACGATAACAGCCTATTCTAGAAAATTTAAGCGTGAACTGGATGCTAAGCAGTTGGAAAACCTTTTCGAACGTAGCAACTCAGATCCTTCTTTAAGTTTTAGAGATTTTGTTAAAGAGGATGTTGAATGCCCGGCATGCAATGTTTCTGGTGGTTATTACGTTTCGGAAGGAAGATCGCTCAGTAACGGCAAAGTTGTAAAGCAAGCACACTTTGCATTTCGAGACAATCTAGGTAAAGACTCTCACCTCCCATTTTGTGATTTTTATACTGGAGATGATAAGTTGAACGTTGTTTCAAATGAAGGCCGAATTGATTTTATGCGCTCGGGTTCTGAAGCGACACGCTTAATAGGTCTTATGGTCTGCGCGGGAATTCAGGAGAAGATTTTTACGCAAGAAGATATACGTAACATGCGCCAATGGTTCTTAGATTTAAGAGAAAAAGGCACTTTTACATTTAATTTAAGCCCTCACATAATTTACCTTGCAAAGGCCTCATTGATTAGATACAAGAGAAACTATGATAATTATGTTGTCGATCTCAGCGCCACAAACAAAAGTTGGTTCGACATCAATGAGGAAGTATATCAATCCCTTTATTTCAAGTACCCTCAATTCTATCTAAACCGTAATGAGAATCCTGAACTTTGGAATGTAAGGCTTAAATCAGTAGTCAAAAAAGCAAGAACTATAGTAATTAAAGACTCTGGAACATCAACATTTGACAGATCAATTCTCAACGAAAAATATGAGATAGCTACTCAAATGGCAAGACTGATTCGAGACTACCACCCTCGACTCCGTATGATTATTAGTTACACACCAACATCTATCAAAGCAAACAACCCACTCATGGCTTTATCTGCATTATTATTACATGTTTCCGATTGGAATATTCAGGAAAGTTGTAAAAAAATCCAAGCAATTTTAGCAGTTGAGAAAGTTGACGATAATTCTGCAGGAAACATTATTGGATTAAACCCATTCATTCACCATAGCGCTTGGATTCTTGTTAAAGCTTTAAACGACTTACATTCTAATTTAGACAAAGAAATTGATTTTGATAAAGCATTCAACGAAGAAAAAGAGAGGCTCATGAAAATTTACTATCCAAATGGTCAATAACAAGTAAATTCTTATCTCTACAGATAAATACATACTTGAGCTGTGTTCTAACAAATTTTAATGATTACCACTAATATATCTCGGGGGTCAAATGAATATAACGGATTTTCTAAAAGGCTACAGAAACCATCCAATATTATTTGTTGGAGCAGGTTTCAGCATGAGATACTTATCAATTTCTTATAGCTGGCCGGCACTCTTAGAGAAAATTAGTATTGACCTGACAAACTCTAATGAACTATATAAAGATCTTGTCAGAGAAAACAGTAATAAAGATGGTATTATAGACCTTCCAAAAGTGGCAACGCAATTAGAGCAAATATTTGATGCAACACTTAAAGCAGATAGGAATGGAAAGTTCAAAAATATCAATGACTTATACTACAGCTCGGAAGATACCTCCTCAAATATTAGCAGATTTAAAATCTATCTTTCACAGTTAGTGAATATCACAGATTTAAAATTAGGAGTTCAAGATGAAATATCTGAATTAGTAAAAGCCTCCAAAAATATTGCCTCTGTGATTACAACAAACTATGATAATTTTATCGAAAGTGCAATTGGTTATAACCCTGTAATTGGGAATGATATACTTTTAAGCAATCCTTATGGTTCTGTTTATAAAATTCACGGATGCGTTAGCAAACCAGAATCCATAATAATAACTGGTGATGACTATGTTCATTTTGATAAAAAATATGAGTTGATTCGTGCTCAACTCCTATCCTTATTTATACATAACCCGATTATATTTATGGGGTATAGAATAGGTGACCCTAATATTAAAAAAGTATTAAAAACAATATTTTCATACATACCACCTCGTTCTAAAATTGCAGAAAAAATAAAAAACAACTTCCTTCTGATTGAAAGAGAAGAAGGCATTGATAATTTAAACGTTGTCTCTCACGATCTCGAAGTAGAAGATGCTGGGTTAATTAGCATTAATAAAATCGTTACAGATAACTTCTCAGACATATATAAAGAACTTGCTCAACTGCACTTACCAGTTTCGGTAATGGATATACGCAGAGCAGAGAGTGTCTTTGGTAAAATAAAGGAAGGCGGAGACATAAAAGTAAAACTTGTTGGGGATTTGGACACGCTCAGAAATGATGAACTTGTTCTAGCCGTCGGTTCTGTTAACTCTATAAAAATACACATGCAAACACCTCAGGAGATGATGGAAAACTATTTTGATCTAATTTCAAATCAGGAGTCGCATGTTGTCGAGTTGCTTGACAAGTTCACCATCAATAAAAGATCATATTTCCCAGCTTATGCTTTTCATAAATTCAGTCCAGGTGTTAAATGCTTAACATCATTAATGAAAAATCAAAAAAGATTAATAGCGTCAAACTATGCTAGGTTACCCAAGAATCAAAGAATAGTAGAACACACCATTGAAGATATTTACGCTAAACATTCAGATATTGATAGCAAATTACAAAATATTATTTTCTTCAATGCTCATGATGGACATATATCCTTGGAAGATTTAGAAAAACATGTCCGAGAATTTAAGGACAAGTCTCATACTGATTATCGCAAACTTTTAGCATTGTATGATTACCTCGCACACAATGTATAATTATATACATTATCATTGTGATTATAGTTAGCAAAACTGCAACTGATGGTTTTATACGATTACTAGTTGCAGCCGCAGTTTACAGATCACATCAACTGTAACTTAGAGCGTTTAGAGCCAAAAATTCCCGCTGGTATAGCCAGCGGGTGACAGGTTTTGACTGATGCAACCAACGAGCTGTACCTGAAGTTTTCTAAAGGGGGAGAGGTTGTCACTTTCCCCCTGGTTTTCCCTAGTAAGGCATAACAAACCATAACAGGCTGACACCTGCGCTGCTTCGCATCAGGACTAACAAAAGCTAACCGCCGGGCTCAACAAAGCTCAACGCAAGCCCTTTACACTTCTGCTCTAGCTGCTGTTCGCAGGCGTCAGGATCCGTTAGGTTGGGTTGACACTTTTCCCAGTTTCTCGCGAAAAAGTGTCAAGTTTGAGGGCTGGGGGGTTTACAGTTTTTCGCCGTCCAGCAGGCAGAGTGACATTAAACCAGTTTTGTTCCAGTCATCCAGCGTATCGGGGTGCATTGTGGCAACGTAAGCCAGCTCAGAACGAAGAAACCGTAAAGCGCCTGCTGCACGGTCTTTGCCATAGAAGCTGTGGGTTTCTTCATCCGGCCGGAAGAGAATCAGCAATTGTTCATCGGACTCGTGCTGAACATCAAAACCCAGCTCAGCGGCTGCTGCCTCTATTCGCTGGCCAGCATTAATATCAGCCGGCAGCTCTTTCCCGCCGTCATGCCCCCATACCCACGCGGCGGCCTGCGCCCACGTCATTGCATTGTGATGATCACCAGCACCAGCACCAGCAGAATTTTGCTTCGCCTGTGTTGCTTCAACATCCACTTTATCGCCTGATAGCACAATCTCACCACGTGCTATCCAGCCGTAAACTGTTTGTCGGCTAACGCCCATATGCCTGGCGTAGGCTGATTTACTTAACAGCATCGTGTGTTTCCCTCCGGGCAGAAAAAAGCCGCCATCAGGCGGCCTGTTTCCCATCTTCATCATCTGCTTTACCCTGTCGGGAATTAATTTTTTCCATACCATCAATGTACTCGGACAGATTCGCCAGCCCGGAGACTCGAGGAGCCACATCGCGAGGGTCGTCATTGCTTCCAAATACCAGATTTGCATACCATGTGCGAACAGCGATGATTTGCTGCAGGTTGCGGTTAATGGCTTTTACCAGGTTAGAAACAGATTTGATAACGGCTCCGTTATCTGTGGCGATACGGGCAAAAGTCAGTCGCTCCAGCTGAGAATCTGTTACGCCTGAGCAAATGGCGTTACCTCGTAGCAGGGCGTCACATAAATCAGTCTGATTCCCGGCATACATTGCTACCATCAGCTTTTCTTTCGCAGCTCCATCCAGCGAGCGAAATACATTCCGTAGCTCACTATCTCGCATAAATCCGACAACATCACCCTCGGCCAACGGAGCAACTGGGGCCAGTTTGGTCTTAAGATAATTGAGAATATTTTCAGCTTGTTCGCTGATCATCGCCGTACTTCTAGTGAAAGCCGTGAGTGTGTCTCTATTTGCCGCATCTCTGGCCCGGCGGTTTTTTGCTGCTTCGTTTAAATCCGGATCATTGCGGATAACCTCTACGGCATCGGCTTCCGCCTCAGCTAACATTGCCACGGCCCGCAGATCACCAAAAATATTCGTCATCCCTTTAAAAAGAATCGCCATCTGCTCATTAGGCGCAACCACTTCAGAAACGTTATCAGTGATAGCAATGCTTCTTTGCCCAATTTTAATTTCGTAACTCACTGGCTTACCTCCATTCTGGATAGCCCAACATCAAATATTTTTCTCGCCACATCATGGATTGATGGTGCGATACCAAACCCGGATTTCTGGCGTTCCTGCTCCTGGATGGCTTTTAATGCCGCAACCTGAGCAGCGCTCAGAAGAACGGGTTTCACGTGTTCCTTTTTCATGCTTCCCCCTTGGTTATCACATGATAAAAAACGCAACAATCACAATAATCATTGCAAGTAATGAAATGATGGTAATGAAATCGAGGGGATGCACAACGTGAAATGAATGGATGCGTTTTAAAGAATTTGCCCTCAAGGTATACATGGTGTTCATAAAGGCTATAAATTGCTTATAAAACATAATATTAACCTATGAACACCAGCCTACATTTTGGGATTTCAGGTCTACACGGTATACATCATTCTGTTTAATAAACGATCAGATGGTTAATGAGAGAATGAACACCATGTACACCCTGTGTATACCTGAAAACAAGGTATACATGGTTTATTGCACTGATTTATATATAAATTATTCTCTCGATGTATACCATGTATACCTTTCTCCATATTTATCTGAACTTCATTCTTTATGACCGGCTACAGGATGCGTCTGAGGTAACCAGTCTTCCGCACTCTCTGAAAGTTCAACGTTGGTCACCATGCCACGGGCTCTCCGTTCCTTACGGTACTCGTGATTAAACTCCCTCATCGCGCTTTCCATCCCCTCTGCGAATTTATTCAGCGTCAGCGGCTTGTCGAAACCGTTGGCCTCCAGGAATGCCAGGTAAGCGTGATAGAGATAAATTCGCGGATAGTGAGGCGGATTGCGGTTTCCTACCATCATTCCCGCACAATCAGCCAGCCGCTCAAGATGCGCGCAGAAGGCATAAAGCGGATCCGTTTTCTGCTTCACCTCCAGTGCTTCTTCGCTGTTCCGTTGCTCCAGCAGCAGCGCCCGCGCTTTTTCCGGGTTCGCAAAGTTCGCCAGCAGCCGACGAACCACCACCGGAATTTCAGCGGATATCTTTTCTGCCAGGTCGGGATCTTTATCCTCCTCGCTGACGCGCCGGTTAAACTGGAAAATTACGCGTCGCCGGGAAACGCCGCCGGCACGTTCGGTGAAAATCATCGGCGTGTTGTTCGTGGCCACAACCACCGCCCGCAAAACGGCGGTGTACTGGTGCTCGTGTTTCGGGTCGATCTCCACGGCATCCCCGCCGGTTATCGCTTTTATCCCGGTACCCTCTCCTGAATATTTGGGCTGATCAGGAAGCGTTATCATGCTTTTCCCGACGAACTGCGCCCGCCCGCGCGCGCTGTCGAGCGCCGCCATGTTCCCGCTGGCGGTGTTATGCGCACCGGCCAGCATCGTAGCGATATGGGTAAAGACACTTTTCCCGCTACCGCCATCACCGGTTATCTCGAGGAACAGCTGCCAGTCGTACCGGTTCGCCAGCACCATAAAGAGCGCTGCAGCGATGCGCTGCATCTTAATTGCGTCTCTATCTGATGCGTAACTTAGCCATTTATGGAAGTTCGGCGCGTGGTCGCGGAGGTTTTCGCCCGGTACCGCTGGCGTGTAGGTCACGCCGTTATGATTGGTTAGCCAGTTGTCCTGGCTGTGTTCGGAGAAAATGCCGGTTTCCATATCGTAGACACCGTTTGCAAAGGGGATCAGGCTCCGCCGCGGCTCCCCCATCACCGGGATAACGATTTTCAGGGCGTCGATAACGTTGTTGATCGCGCGCTTGCTGAAGTTGGTTTTGTTCTCGTTGTAGATAGCCACCATTTCGCGGCTCAGCTCGAGCATAGACGTTTTCTCCCAAATGCCGGCGCGGTAGACGTACACGCCCTCGCTGTTTTCGTTGATTGCAATGCCGGTGTAACGCGCGGCCAGTATGAGCGCCTTTTCGTTATCAGCCAGGTCGCGGAGGTTTACATCCGTCAGCGGTTTGCCGATCACCATACTTTTGCCGGCTTCCGCATCGGCTTTGAGGCGCGGCAGCTGCGGCGTCCAGTCCTCCAGAAGCTGATAACCTTCAGAGTAGAATTGCGCGCGCTCCACGCCGGCCACCGCCAGCTTTGTCGCGAGAATGGTTATCTGCCGTTCGGTCAGATGCCCGCCGCGGCAAACCCGGGCATAGAGCCGGCCATCATCAACAATGCGGATATTCTCCAGCTCCGCCAGCTGCTTTTTATCCAGCACAACCGGCGGCACCGTGTCGCCAATCGGGTTCATTTCCTGCCATGCTTTGGCGAACGTCCAGGCATCGGCGCCGGCAAAGATGATTGACTCCTCCATGAGATCCGCCGGCTGCTTTTTAAGGTTTGGTGCATTCTTCATTTTCTGTTCCCTCGCTCCCTGATGATTTCCCGCATGACACGAATTCGCTCGATGCCCTGTACCCGCATAATCCGATCGATATCTTTTTCGCCGGCGACCGGCGCGGAAGAAACAAATTCAAATTCCCGCACCAGTCTTTCTGGCGTGCAAAAACACGGTGAGCTGTACCCCTCGCGGCAATATGTCACTCTGTCGAATCGGTAACTTTCGATAATTACGATGCTGCCCCGGCTGTCCTTCCATTTATCGCCCGGCCTGATTTCAGGGTGAGCGCGGCCACCAGCAGCTAAGCCGGAAATTTTAATCGTCATATTTTTTACCTCACGCCGCTGGCGGGATTACCTGATAACCAATCTTCTTCAGAAAGCGCGCGGCACTCTCCACCGTGAAAAGGATCTCGTCGTCCATAAGGGGGCGCATCGACTGCAACCCGTTCGACGTGTCCACCAGATAGCGGCCGCCGGCCGGAAAACTGAATACAGTTTTGCCATCGCTACAGCGCACCAGATTATAAATAGCGGTCATGGTCTGACCTCCCTGACTTTCACCAGATATTCCGATGCCTGACTGACCAGGCTGTGAACCGCCGCGACACGAAAGCTTTCCATTTCATCATCCGGCGCCAGGGTGTTTATCCACATATCGAGAACGGCAAGCGCCTGACGGCTGTATTCAAGCGCCTGGCCTGCGCTGGTCGTCAGCATGGCAATGGATTCGTTTTGAGTTGGCTTTGTCATGCATTCACCTCCATAGCGAGGCGTGTCTGGATAGCCGCGGCCTTGCTCCCCAGCTGGAGATAAGTCCGGGTGATTGCCGGGTTACTGTGTCCGAGCATTTCAGAGGCGACCAGCAAGCCCTGTTCGCCGCCGGCGGACATGAGATTAAAGGCGGCAATTTTGCGGCTGGAATAGGCGCTCAGGCGCAGACGCGTGTTTACTACGCGGGTAAACCACACCATGACGTTGTGCAGTTTCTTCCAGATCGTCTGACGGCTAACGCTACCTTCCAGAGACTGGCAACGGTTACTTTCAATCTGGCTGCGGGAAAATACCAGGTCGTCACCGATAAGATTGCGCTCCATGCGTTCCCGCAGTCGTTTGATGATGCCCGGCGGCAGCTGTTTGGTGTCGTGCTTCACTTCAGCCTTTGCCACCAGCTCAAACACAATCGCCTGTTCTTCTTCCGTCATGCCGGCGGCCAGCTCGTCGCAGCTCACGCTATCCCAGTGCATGTACCCAATGTGATCGCCAGCAAGCCGGGCAGCGTCCTTGCGCTGCTGGCGAACAATCTCGATCCCCTTCCGGGTCGCTCTGGCTTCCGCTGCTTTGGTCTGCTTCGCCACGATGATTGTTGCAATGCCGGTTTCCCAGTTGATGCAGGAGTAACGGAAGTTGCACACGTCGCTGGTACGCCAGCCGGTTACGGTCGCAATATCCCACCAGAGTAAAACCCACTCCGGCTGGGTCTGCTGGATGCGTTCGCGCAGTTTGCGCTGCTCTTCCCGTTCGTAAACGGGGGTCATGGTGCGGGTGCCTTTCGTGGTAGTGGCTTTTACCACGTTGCCGCGCAGCTCGCGGGCTTTAGCTGTCAGGGTCTGGAGGTTAAACATGGCTACCTCCCAGTTTCGCAACATCCAGTTCAAACGCGCCGCTACTGTATTGATAAAGCGAACATTCAGAGCGAATTTTGGCGGCAAAGATAAGATCCCAGCGGGAATAAAACTCGCGGGCTTCTTGCTCACTGTCGGCAACGATGCGGATAACAACGGGAGTACAGGTCCGGCCTTTCGGCGTACCGAGGAAAAGCCAGGTGAATTTGGGCAGTTTTTGGGTTGGGGTAGTAGCCATGTGGCAGCCTCCATACAGTGGTCTAGATAACCACCACCGGAAACGCCAATTTCACTGGTGGTGGACTGAGCAGGGTTGGCGTAACCGGACTGTATGGACTCCGGCGCGGATTTCTCCGCCCCCACCCAGCCCACCATAATTTTGCTAGCAGAGCGGTTTTGAACCACAACGCGTGAAAATAGGTGAGACGGATCAACGGCACAAAAAAAGACGCTTGGCGCGTCATGTGTCGCCATACAGTCATTCAGGACGCCAATCCTGACACCAGATTTTGCTGGTGCTTTTAAAGCATACCCTTCAGTTGAATAACAAGGCAAGGAGTTTTTAGGGTGAGCGAAGCCCTGCCCCAGACGGGCATAATTGTTCTTCATGGCATTAACCTTTTTGAATTTTTTAGTGAGCTGTCGCGACGAACTTATTCTGCGAGATCTGAAGTGCAAACTCTCGCAAATTATCTCAGCTCACGGAATCTCAGTTCGTTTGGCTGCGTGACGATTCAATGCGCTCACTAATCCATTCATCAATTTCGCTTTCAATGAAAGCAATTGCTCGAGAACCAATTTTTATGGATGAGGGGAAACGTTGCTCAGCCATGAGTCGATAGATCCAAGCCTTGCTATAGCCGGTTCTACGCTGAACTTCAGGTAAGCGGATAAGGGATTGGGACATATATACCTCTCGAAGTCTAATGTGGTCTACGAGGTATATTTCAGCAAAAACAAGAGGGGAGTTGTGGAAGTCACAGTAAATCAGTTGGAAGCAGCTCTTCCACGGAAACAGAAGTACGGCCAGAAGTTTTAGAACCTGTAGATCGTCTTTTTGGAAATCCTTACGGGCTATTTGGAAGCGTACGTGTTCAGAGCTTCATCAATTAGCATAGTCAATGCCTTATCAGTCACATCGATGCCATCGCCATGCTCCAATATGATTCTTGAGGCACTTCTGGCAACTTCGGATTTGTTCAATTTCTTACCGCGAACATATTTTCCACCCGCTTTTTCAAGCGCAATCGCCATACCAGCGATCAATTTCAAAGCAGTGTCTTTGCCAGCGAACTCGCCCCATACCCCAGGAACATGTTCATTAGCATGAGCTGCATTTTCTTCCTCACAGCCATACCATACATCTTCAGCAGATAGCTCTTTGATTGCCCAGGACCAAATATCTTCAGCGTAAAACTCAGCGTTGACAAAATTACCGCCGATATCAGTCCAAACAGTTTTCGGGCTTAGCTCTTTGTTAAGAGCCGCTTGAATGATACGAAAATAGCTACAAGCCATGTTGTATCTTTCGGGGTCATAACTTTTATCAAATTCTCTTAAGCATGCAAAACGATACACACCGGCCATAGCCATTGCAGCCTGTTCAGCAGTGACCACACGTTGTCGGCGAAGATGATGGGGCATGTTGAGGATGTTTTCTCGCATAAAAGCTTCCTGCTAACGATAGTCTACAGAAGTCTACTACTGTCAATTAGCACTGTCTATACATACAGTTAAGCGCTTTTCCCAAACGTTCCGTGCACTACATTTTCGCCGTTTTCCAACGCCTCCATATAGTCGGCATACCACTGGAGCATTTCGCGGCGGCCATCCAGATACTGGGCGTGGTTGTACGTTCCTCGTATAGAGTTTTTGTCGACGTGTGCCAGTTGCGTTTCAATCCACGCGGTGTTGTAGCCCTGTTCGTGCAGGATGGTACTCATGGTGTGCCGGAAACCGTGCCCGGTGACTTTTCCGTTATAGCCAATCCGCTTGAAGACTTGGTTTATGCTGGCTTCACTCATTGTTTTCCGCGGATCGTTACGGCCTGGGAACACAAGCGGGTAATTGCCTGTTAGCTCTTGGATCTGACCAATAAGCGTAAGAGCTTGCCTGGACAACGGCACCACATGAGGGCGACGCATTTTCATGCGTGAGGCGGGTATTTCCCAGACCGCCTTACTGATATTGATTTCATCCCAAAATGCCCCACGGAGTTCGCCGGGACGCAATCCGGTGATAATCAGCAGACGAGCAGCCAAAACTACTAACTCGCTTCCTGAATATCCTGACAACGCATTGAAGAAATCAGGCAATTCTTTAGGTGTGAGGAAAGGAAAATGATTGGACTCGTGCCCTTGCATCGCGCTGGTGAGATCCGGGGCGGGGTTATACTCAGCTCGACCGGTAACTATTGCGTAACGGAAAACTTCCCCACAGCGCTGCCTAACTTTTCTTGCCTTTTCGGTAGCGCCGCGCCCCTCAATGCGCCGCAGCACATTCAACAGTTCAAGCGGTTTGATTTCGGCTATTGGTTTTTTGCCAATGTATGGGAACACATCTTTATTGAAGGCTTCGAGGATGTCTGAAGCATAACCAGCAGACCATTTTTTTAGTTTGCTGCTGTGCCATTCAAGGGCAATATCTTTGAAGGTGTTGTTTAGCTGAATTTCACGGGCAATCTTCTCCTCCCGTTTCGCTTCCATAGGATCGATACCCCCAGCGATACCCCTTTTCGCTTCTTCACGTTTTGCCCGAGCATCGGCCAATGTGACTTCAGGATAGACACCCAGAGCTAACAGCTTCTCTTTGCCGGCTACACGATATTTGAGCCGCCAGTATTTGCCGCCATTAGGTTTGATAAGGAGATACAGACCGCCACCATCAGCCAGCTTGTAAGGCTTATCTTTAGGTTTAGCGGCCTCCACCTGCCGGGCGTTAAGTTTCACTTGGGGGTACCTCCTTTAGACCGAACAGCATATACCCCCATAAGTACCCCCAAACGACCGTAGATTTCAGGGAACTGTAGTAGACGTAGAAATACCAAAAGGGGCTGTAAAGCGCAGATTATAAGGGGTTTCAGTGAACTTTAGTAGACTTGGGGAGACGTTAGAATGGTGCCGATAATAGGAGTCGAACCTACGACCTTCGCATTACGAATTATAAGAATCCGCTTCTAATTCAAAGTATTACCCCATCAACACTGTGCTCACACGTCCCACCACATCAAAACATGTAAAGCCTTGCAAGCCATTGTGAGGCCTTATGTGTCTCAGTTTTGTCCCACCTTGTATTATGACTTGCATAGCCAATGAAGATAAACGTGACGACAAACAGCGCAGCAGTCTTCTTTTCTTTCACACTTTCCCCAATCAGCATACATACTTTCTACCATAACTGTAGTGAATGTCTGTTATGAGCGAGCAAAAGAGATTCAATTACCGGGGAATTACTCCGACATAAGCTCTCCCAGAAACACCGGAACAGCGATTCGCATATTCTCTTCTATACTTTCAGTCTGACCGGCTGGAGATTTCATAGCAAGAAAATGGATGCGCCAAGACCTATGCGGGAAAGAGGCTGAGGAAATAATTGCCGATAGCACTGTGCCCGACGAAAAGTTAATCTGGCACGCAATGACGCGCGTCCTTGGGGCATCAGGAATCAGAGAGCCAACTTAACAACCCATTACATATTATTTAACCGGACTGTTACATGTACAAAGTTCAATGATTAGTGATTCTGTGACGCCACATACAACCTAAGCCCCTGATATAAAACCAGTCTATGCAACACCTAAAAATCATATATGATAGGGTGATAAGTCAACGCGCAGTATAAAAATTAAGCTAAAAAATGCTTTCAGCATAGTGAATCTATTTCACACTACATAATTAAGGATGAAAAAATGACTGCACCAGTAATTAGTTTTATCAATATGAAAGGTGGGGTTGGTAAAACAACTTTATGCGTTGGGATTGCTGAGTTTTTAGCCAACCATATGGGGCGCAAGGTTCTAGTTATCGATATTGATCCTCAATTTAATGCCACTCAGTCCTTAATGGGGCATTATGATCGAGTAGAAGAATATATGACTGCCCTTCGCCCTAATAATCAAACCATTCGAAAGATTTTTGAGCTTCCAAATTCATTAATGGAAGATGAAAAGAAAGTGACACCAGAACAGGTCATTACTAAAGTTTCAGACAATCTTGATATTATCTTAGGTGATATAAACATTATCTTTGATACTAACCAAGAGGGTATTAGAATAAAAATGTTGCGTAAATTCATCACCGAAAATGACTTAAAAGAAAGTTACGACTATATCTTTATCGATAGCCCCCCAACAATCTCATTATTTACAGATACCGCACTCCTTGCTTCTGATTATTATCTTACTCCGGTTAAAATTGATCACTACTCGGTGCTTGGAGCAAGCAGTTTAAATAGCGTTATAAGAAATATGCGCACACATCATGAGAAAGAAATCAAGCAAGTCGGTTACATTTATACAAACACTGATGCTGAAATGACCAATAAAACAAGGGAAATTAAAGAACAATTCGAAAACCATACTCAATTTACAAATTTTTATTTCTTTGAAAATCAATTAACCTACGTGCGTGATTTAATGGTAGGTTATCAAGGAAATATTCCTTCTTGTTATTCAAAGTCACGCCAAGATATAGAAAAGATCTGTAACGAATTTATTAACAGAGTGGCTCACTTGGAAGGTAACACAAATGAATAAACAATTAATTAAAGCGCTCAATAAAGCTAATAATATGCCCATGACCAAAGAAAACTTCTTAGGCTTGGTAATTATGTTGATTCTTTCAAAAGAGGTTTTTAGATCAAATTTTGATGTTAGTAAATTTATTAACAAAACCTTCAAAATATCTTTTTTGAATTATGCTGTACGGTCAAGAACTTTGATGTGCGCTAAAATTTGCAGACATATTAATGAATTAAGTGAGAATGACATAAAGATGGCTTATACGCATTTCTTAAACAACATTAACACATTAGACATTATTTTTAATGATGCAAATAAAACAAGCCAAAAATCCACATCTAAAAGCAAGCATGCTATAAGGAATTTAAATATTTGGATTAATGCAAATAAAAAGGAAGAAGAATAATGCTCACGCAGGATCCCTTCAACATTGGAAGAGATGTAAATTATTTTAGAGCGGAGGTGCAAAAGCACCTCAGAACCACTGATGAAATAAACAAATCAGTATCAATATTTAGGCAAATAAGTCTTTGTAATACAATTTTAAGTCACAATCCTAATCTAAATCACTCTTCTTATATAAAAGGTTTTATATATGATACCTTAAACTCCTTAATTGCCATTATAAAAAAAAGAGAACGGTATCTCCAACTGAACTTCCGCTCAATGGTGGAGCATGTGGCCAGAATAAGCCTCAATAAGAACTACAATGGTGGGGATTTTGACCAAACTGTACGTCGTAGAGACTTTGACTTCTTAAAAGCCCAACAAGTCGATGAAGGCTGGTCTTATTTACATAATGTCTATATCAACGCCTGTTATTATGTTCACTCCTCCCCCCAAGCGAACCTAAATGTTACATCAACATTTATATCACTTATGGAGGGAGATTGTAATTCAACACAGCATAAAATGGTGAAAAAACTTCATGAGGTAGTATCGGCGCTGATGAGAATCATTATAAAGTATTATCATCAGCATATCTCAAACATTTTCTTTAGAAACAAAAAGGATTTAGAGAAAATAATGGGAAAAAGCCTTTATTCATATTATACCAGCTTAGACAATTAATTCTCTCATATTCATTGCGTAGAGCATAAATATCTATCTAACCACCTAAAATGCCAGAAAATCTAGTTGTATACCGGTGCGAAAATATCTCGCGTTTCATCTGCCACTGCTGCTGAATGCCCTGCCCAGCGAAACAGAGTGTTTCCTTCCCGTCTTTTGCATTGAGGTGCTCCAGCACGCTCATTAACTTTTCGCTCCCAGGACCCAGCGCGTTATCGTCGAATAGGTTAGGGCATGCTCTGACTGAAGAAGTCCCCCAGCATTACCCCGGCTTTCTGATATCGGTGTCCGTCTTTCCATATTGCATCCAGACTCCCCGTTGCTACTGCAATGATATCCCGACTGTCCTGTGTCGGGATGAGCAGCTTCACCGACGCGCTGTTACAGTAGTACGACTCGTTCAACGCAAAGGGTATCGTGTAAAACCGATGATGACACTGCCGGCAATCAGCACTGACGTCAGCAAACGTGAGAAAGAACAGATAAGCCGAACGATTTAGGAAATGTTTGAAGAGACTGATATGTGGATGGTTTCAGTTTAAACGCCTTGAACCGTCATATTACCTAAGTACAATCCGCTGTGACTGGCAATCATTCAATACTTGCACTATCAAAAGTGCATCAGCCAACCGCAGCACGTCTTGCATACGACCTGTCTGCGGTTTCAATCACCTCTCACCACCAGTCCCATCAATAATAATTAAACAGCGCCTAAACAAAATAAATAACAACAAGTCAACAACCTCGACAGGATGCCGATGGGATGATGAAGAGATAAGAAAGAATAACTAGTAAAGCCCTAAAACGTCAGCGTTCAGACGCGTTTTTTACTTAACCGGTAACAAATACGTTGTATCATAGCAACATAAAATGATTGTTCTAAATCAGATTAACTCCTCACTTTTGTACAATGTCGCTTACAGGTATACCATGAAATCCGAGACGCTAACTGTCCAACAACTTTTTCAAGACCGCCGACAATACTGTGTTCCATTCTATCAACGTGCCTATGTATGGACTCAGCGAAACCAATGGTCAGCTCTACTGGAGGATATCCTAGAGAAAGCACAATCCCGGCTCTCGGGTACAAAACCAACTCCCCATTTCCTTGGTGCAGTGGTACTGGAACCTCAACCAAAAAAAGGATTATTCGGTGTAGATTCCATACATATTATTGATGGTCAGCAACGATTGACCACTCTTCAATATGTTCTGGCATCCATCCGATTAGCATTACGTGCGACAGATCTTTCCAACTTAGAGCCTCTCATTTCGTCTTGCCTGAAAAACTCAAACGAAGACACAATGCGAAATAAAGAAGTAGAGCGCTTCAAACTGTGGCCAACTTTTCGGGATCAAACTCATTTTATTCAAAGTTTTAATGTTGAAAATATTGACGATATCCGGAATGTATTCTCTGATAGTTTCACGCAGCATGGTACGTTGCGTAAGCATTTTAATCACCCGCCATCACTAGAAGCATTATGTTTTTTTACTGAAGCCTTTATAAAGTGGATTAAAATAGAAAATCACTCACCACGAGAAAATGCTGTAGCATTAATTGAGGCTGTCTTGACGGATCTGAAACTAGTAAGCATATTTCTCGAGGCTGAAGATGACGCTCAAATAATTTTTGAAACATTAAATGGCAGAGGTGCGGAACTTCATGCCACAGATCTTATTCGCAATTATATTTTTATGTGCGCTGAACATGAAAATATTAATGCTGTTGAATTATATGAGAATGAGTGGAAGATCTTTGAAGATACGTACTGGTCAGAAAGACAACGTCGTGGTCGTATTAATAAACCACGCATGGAGTGGCTAGTGCATGCAACATTGCAATCAGAAAGGCAACGTGAAATCGATCTGTCTCGTCTTTACAATGAGTATCGTGATTATGTAAGTAAGGACTTGCCTTCACAACGAGCAGATCTGCAAGTAAAGCGCCTCAAACAATATGCATCACAATATAAAGAATTGGTTGGTGGTTTTGGCACAACCCCCATCTCACACTTTGGACATCGCATCGCAGCCTATGATGTGACGACACTTTATCCGCTTGCTTTGTTCATTTCGATAGCTAACATCGCCGATGATGAGAAAGCAGCCATGTATAATGATCTTGTCTCCTACGTAGTACGAAGAGCCGTATGTGGCCTGACGCCAAAGAATTACAACAATGTATTTATGAATGTATTGCGGCACTTGTCTAAAACAGAAATTTCCAGTGTTGAGTTACGTAATATCCTCAATAGCTTAAATGGCGAAGCCTCACGTTGGCCTGGGGACTCAGAATTTCTCAACGCTTGCATCAATGCTCCACTTTATCCTGGCAGGCTCGACGCACCGAAAATGCGCTCAATGTTAACGGAACTTGAAAGAGAACTTTGTCGCCAAGTGAAGACAGAGAAGCCTGATGTTCCAAATCTTTCTAACCTCGATATCGATCATCTTATGCCTCAAAGTTGGTATTCCTGTTGGCCTCTCGAAAATGGTCATATGGTGACAAATTCAGATGCTACGGTATTGAACCAAATTGTTCTGTCTGGAACCGATCTTACCCCAGAACAGCTACTGGTAAGGAAACGGCAACAAGCGATAGCTACGTTGGGAAATCTAACTTTGCTTAACCTTAGCGTAAACCGTTCTGTTCAGAATGCTGTATTTCTGAAAAAACGTGATGCTCTCATCGTCCACACCAATCTACGACTGAACATTCCACTTATAGTTAAGGATAAATGGGATGAGGATGAAATCCTGGAGCGGGGTAAAAAGTTGGGGGAAATTGCATTGAAAGTATGGCCAAAACACGATTAATGCAATTAATAAAATGATTATAGCGGCCTTACATTAGTAAGGCCGCTACTCACTATTAAATCCTTTAATTTGCAACAAGAACAGCAGTGTCAGCCCTAGGTTTCGGACTTTGTACCGCTTATCTTGTCTTCAAAAATCAGCTCGCATCCTGCACAGTTCAGCGCATTACGAATCTGTAGCACCAATCTTAACTATCTGTTTTAGCAAGCATTAACCGCATTCACTAAGCTATAGTTGATGGCACAAACAGAAAGTTGATGCATGATGTTGTCATGTGTATGTCACAAATGCGGCACAACGATCTTCAAACATGTAGCCACACATCCACAGAAGAGCACAAAGCCTTGCAATCCAGTGCAACGCTTTGTGTACCATAGTTTTTCCTTATCAACTACCGCAAGTATCGATCGATGGAGGCTTGGATGTTAAATTTCATGACTTTGATCACTTGGTGCATCACGAAACTATCGAAGTGCAACTCGCTCATGCCAACGGCGGATCTGTGCGTGGGATTTACAACCATGCTCAGTATCTAGATAAGCGCAGAGAAATGATGCAGTGGTGGGCTGATTACATCGATGGTCGTGCAGGAGTGTAAGCCATTACGCGAATTCTTCCACGATCGCCATGCCAGTAGCACCATCACCACCGGTAAATGCCGTACCGGTAAACCCAAGGTCATACGCGCCACCACCACCGGATCCGGGAGCTGCGCCAGCAATACCGGCCTGAGAACCCGCCCGGCCACCGCCGCCAAAATACGACGCCCCGCCGTTGCCCGTTAGAAGGCTTGAGCCTGTCTGTCCATCTGAGCCGGTACCACCGTTGATCCTGATATCTCCGGTCGCCGCCGTACCTCCGGCGCCGCCGGCGGTATTGGACACGCCTGACTTCACGCCGCCTTTCCCGCCAGGAGCTGAGAACAGGCTGGCAAACGAGGTAGCACCACCATCCGCACCACTTACTGCGCCAACTCCGCCCTTACCACCCTTGCCGACAGTAATCGCGTAAGAACTGGCAGCAGACAGGTCAACCCATACGATAATGGTCGCACCCGCACCGCCGCCGGCACCGGAGAAGGTTTCTGTATTGTTGGAGGCCTGGCAGCCGCCACCGCCACCACCGGCGCCGGTCAACGTTACTTTTGCATAACGGGCCAGAGGAGATCGCGTATAGGTTCCGTTTGCATAGAAAGCTTTTGGAGCGCCAAGAGAACGCCCGACAAAACCAGAGGAATCAGATATTCCGAGGTTATAACGGGCTTCATTTACCGCATCTTCACCGGCATCTTTAATTTCTGACAGGTTATTACTGATCTGCAGGAAAGATAATAATGACCCGGCGGTCATTAAATTCGCGACAATGTCATTCGTTGACCATACGCGCGCCGTAGTTCCTTCCTGACCACGAATTACTGTCATCACGTCACCAGATACAGATGTGACGTGCATAATTTCAGAAATTGTTTTCGTGGCCGCGTCGGTTATCGTTAATTTGAAATAACTCTGTCCCGAAACTGGCGATGGGAATAAAGACCCCGCTCCAGTACCCACGGTAATAACGGTAGCGGACGCGCTAATACCCGCAGCGAGCACACTCTTTGCGTTATTATTGGCTAATAGTTTCAACGCCAT